TCAGGTCGGGGGTTCAAGTCCCTCAACCGGCACCATTTTTTTCTTGCGGTTTACAGGCTTGCGTAAACGGGCCGCTCTTTCCTTGGCCACGCGCACCCGGTCAACATACTTAGCGCGGATCGCTGCGACCCGTTTCGCCGTCCAGCCAATGACGTTCGCAATCTCGCCATCGTTGAACCCGGCCACCGCGAGTCTGGTGATGAAAGTCCCCCGCAAATCGTGGAAGTGGCGGTCAAAGCCAGCGGGCCTATGGTTGCGCCAGCTTGATTGGAAGCCGTCCGTGGTCCACGGTTCACCCGCCAGGTTGCGCAGGATGACCCCCTTGCCGCGCTTGCCGAGCGCCTTGCGCAGTTCGGGGTAAAGCGGAATGACCGCCTCACCGCCTGTTTTGGCGGTTGTGAGCGCGATATAGTCCCTGCCCACCATCTCCCATGTCAGGGCCAGCAAATCCCCCAGACGCAGCCCTGTGAGGCTTCCTAGCGCCAATACGCGGTGGATGTGCGGCGGCGCCTTTGCAACCGCCTGCCAGTGACGTTCTTCCCAGACCTTATCGGCGCGGTTGGTCTGGTGCAGGTGTCCGATACCGGCGGCGCGGTTCTCGAATATGTCCGCGTTGTCCATTGCCCAATTCAGGACCGTGGACAGCATCCCGACGCAACGGTCAGCCGCGCGGGGGGTGTCTGCCATCTCGTTGCGCCACGCGACAATCTCCCGCCTGATTTCGTGGCCATTGAAGAACCTGATCGGCACCTTGCCAAAGCGGTCGCTGATTTGGTCAAGCCGCAGGCGGTATTCCCGCTTCGTGGTGTCAGCCTTGGCGGCGAACTCTGGCGAGGCACGGTAGGCATCAATCACGTTGTCGAACCTGTCAGATGGCCCCCGCTGGCGTTTCTCGGCATAGGCCAGTGCAAGCAATTCTGGCGTAATGGCAGGCTTCTTGCCGTCCTGTGTGTAGATCGGCGGCCCATTCCGCCATGCATAGACGTGCCATCGCGTCTCACCGCTGGCGAGCCGCTTCGGGACGATGTGAAGGCCGGTTGATATACTGCGCAAGGGAGTCGCCTGCGTTAGAGTTGGCAGGCGGGCTAACCCGCACGTAATCGGGGCCTATGTCAACGGTGCATTGCGTCAGGTCGATACCGCGCGCCGCCAGCAGATCCAGCGCCGCGTTCGCTTCGGCCAGCGGGATAAGGCGACGGCGTGCCGTCATTCGCCTGCCTGCCTGTGCGCGCCAGCTTCGATCTGGTTGGCCAGTTGTTCGCAATAAGCGGCGTTTCGTTCCAATCCCGCAAGCGTGGCAGCGGACCAATCAGGCAACTTGGCAGCGAGGCCGATCATGTCCACCGCGCCGCCCCGCAGCCACGCCACAATCGCCGCCCGTTCCTGTTCTGCTTCAGTCATGGCGGGTCTGCCTCTGCAAAATAGTGATCCGGTCATCATCAAGCCCCTTGCCCAGCCCTTCGGTGTAAAGGTCCAGCAATGCAGCGAGGTAGCCCTTCTGAAAGTCGGTATCGGCAGGGTCCATCAGGTAGCCCTTGAAGACCCGCTCAATGTAGCGGCTTGCCTTTTCGACATCGAAGCTGACGATCTGCGCGCTCACCGGCCTTGCTCCTGTAGGATGGTGCGGACGGCTAGGCCGAGCGGGGTGAGGCGCGTGTCACTGGAAACCGCATCGACAAATGTAATTAGCCCCGCCATTTTTAGTGCGAGGCCATCCGGCGACCAAAGTGGAAGCCAGTATTGAGGCGCGTTTCTTCCGCGCCATTCCTGTGTATTTCGATGCATCGTCAACGCCTCCCGCTGCGCCTTGGTCAGCTTCCCCGCGATCACGCGCGCTTCATCCTTCATGGGAACCTCCTGCGGTGCGGATGGCGGGCGGAGTGGGAAGCGGCTGCCAGTGGGTTGGGTTCTCGTATTCCCCGTAATAGCCGCTGTCATACCAAGCCGCCTGCCAGCAGTTATAGTTGAACTGGGCGGATACAACTGGCGGCTGCGTTTCCCCGTCCCAGCCATAATCAAATTGGCCACCAGTCAGTTGAACCCACGTCCCATCTCTCGGAGCCGTCTCAATCGGCTGCCACTGGTCCTCGAACAGCACCGGGCGGGCGGCTGCTACACTGGCGATGCGGTGGCGGGCGAAGGCTTCCCATAGCAATTCGGTTTCGCTTCGCCCCTCTGTCAAAAAGCGGTGTTGGTGCCGTTTAGTGGCCTCGCGATCCTCCTGCGTTACCGCCACAGCCTCCACCGCTTCCGTGGTTTCATTCCGTTCCATCATTCTTCTCCAGTTCGCGGCGCACGGCGAGGTCTTCACCCAACATGCAAATAGTAGCGCAGGCGACAGTGGGGTTTGTCAGCACTTTCCATGCCGCCCACAGACGAAAGCCCAGCGTGAAGTTGGCGGAAGTCAGGTAAATGTCAGCGACCTCCCGCGCGTTCATGGCTTCGGCTCCAGGGCGGCGCGGGCGTTGCGGAGCGCTTGGTCAATGTGCGAAGGGCGTGCAGCAATGGCAGTAGGTCGGCAATTCCACAGGATTGAGGCGGCGTAATCTATTACCACCAGCGCAGCGGTCAGACCCTGTTTGGTGCGCTCCACTTCCGCTTCCAGCGCGGCGATGCGGGCGTGTAAGTCCTCGTTGCCGCTCTTGCCGACAAACATGCTGCACAAGTCGCGCGTGCTCCAGCCATGATCGGAACAGGGGCGACCGCAAGCGAGACACCGCTCCACCAGCCCGCTCACTTCTCCGCACTCCCTGCACGGAGGGCGGTGAGGGCGGGTGCGGAATGACGTAATGCCTCATGGCGAGATTTGCGTTCGCTATACGGAAGCCTCTCCATTTGGCCCACCTCAATGCATCCTTCGACCTCTGAGCAGTGCAACATGCCGGTTTCCCGACACGCTTGGCACCACCAACCCAGTCGATCATCTTCAGCCTCGATCAGCGCGGTTCGGTCAGTCATGGTCATGTCAGCACCCAAAGTGTTAGAGGATAGAAGAACAGGGCCAAGCCCCACCAAAGCGCGCCCCGAACGTAGTGCCGCTTTGTCCAAACGGTGCACCAGTAGGACACCACAAGGGTTGCCCCCGCCGCCATTAGGATGATGCCCAAGGCGAGTTCCAAGTTAGTCCGTGGCATCGGTCGCACTCCCTTGGGCGAGGGCGGCGGTAAGTAGACCATCGAGCGGCATCCAAAGTGTCGGTAAGTCGCTGGTCAGGTCTTCGCCTTGGGTGGAAAACCAGAAGCAGTCCCCCTCTGGCGGATGCGCCGGAGAAGACAGGTGAGCGTCTTCCTCGACATAATGCGCCATGAAGATGCCCGCGTCCTCGCGAAATACGATGACCACAGTCCCATCTTTTGGGGCGCTGGCAAAAGGCCGCCAATCAGCCGCCGACAAAAGGGCATCAGCCAGAACAGCCCCCTCCACCGCAGCACGCGGCACAAGCTGGCCGGTGCGCTCATTCCATGCGGCGATGGCTTCTTCTGGGGAACGCGCTGACGGCCCATCAAAACCGCATTGGCATCCGACGCGCCACCATCCCCCTGATGACCGCCACGGTTCTTGTTTATCGCCATCGCACCACGGGTTCGGGCACGGCAAAAGCGCGGCGGGGTCTGTCACTGTGCGGACTCCTTCGTGATGGTGAGGGCGTGGCGCGCGAGAATTTCTTCTAACCGCGCAGCCTTCAATTGTTCCGTCTGCAACGTCCAATCTCTGCTCGCGTAGCCCAATGACGACCCGACAATCCACGGCCCGTAGGACCACCTATTCCGCTTCAAACGCGGTCGATGCGCTGGCCCGCGCGCTTACCGAGATCAAGGAAGAGGACGGCCTGACCGATGCCGACATTGGCGCGGTGCTGGGCAAGTCCGACGATCAGGCGGCGAAGTATCGCACCGGCCTTGCCACGATGGACGCTGTGACGTTCGGGCGCGGCAAGAGGGAATGGAACGGACGCTTCACCGGCTACTTTGACCGCCTGTGTGAGGACAGCCGCCCCGGCAAGGTGTGTGACCACTCTACCCTTACCGCCCTGCTGGACCTTGGGGCCAAGCTGGCGAAGGCGCTGGAGAACGGCACAATCGACGCTGGCGAGGTTCGTGACCACCGCTCTGAACTGGAGAACGTGCGCGACCTGATCGACGCGCAACTGTCCAAGCTTCGTCCGGGAGCGGCGGCATGAGCGCGACCATAACCTTGGGCTTGTGGATCATCCCCACCATTGTCTCCGCATTCGCCATGATCTGGTGCAGCTCGCAGGACTATCGCGGCGACTACAACTTTAACGCCCTGTTTTTCGTCCCCGTGACCGCGCTTATCATTTGCGCCGCATGGATGATCTACTTCGGCATCGGGTGGGCGCTGTCATGAAGCACCATTTCACCCGCCACCCCGACACGGGCCGCGCCACCGAACTGGACCCGTCCACGTTCGCCCACCCCGAGGAATTTCAGCGCGAACCCTACAACCCGTGGGGAATGCGCTTCGTGTTTGCCTGGTGCGCCTTTGCGGCGGGCCTGCTGGCTTGGGGCGTGTGGGTGCTGATCGACGCAGTTTTTTGAAGTGAAGGAGGAAAACGTGAACAAGATAACGGAAGTGAAGGCCGACAGTCTAGCGTCAGCAATGGCGCGGGCTTTCGGCGAAATCGAAGCCGCCACGAAGGATGCGAACAACCCGCACTTTCGCAGCAAGTATGCCGACCTGACCAGCGTTATCGCGGCGGTGAAGCCTGCCCTGGTGAAGAACGGGCTGTTCTTTACCCAGCATCCTGAGCCGGTGCAGGGCGGCGTGCAGATCGAAACCATGCTGCATCATGCGGGCGGTGAACACCTGTCTCTGGGCAGCCTGTTCGTGCCCGCCAACAAGAATGACGCGCAGGCGTTCGGATCGGCCCTGACCTATGCCCGCCGGTATGCGCTGGTGACGGCGTTCGGCGTGCCGGTGGAAGATGATGACGGCAACGCGGCGACGAAGAACCCGCCTGCTGCGTCTGAAGCCGCCCCCGCCAAGCAGCCTGCCCATAGCGCCCTGAAGGTGGCTGTCCGCAACCTGGTGCATGAACTGGAAGGCTGCGGCGATTGGGACACCTACGTGGCGTTCCGCGAGACTGACGACTTCAAGAAGGTTGTCGCGGCTGTCCAGCAGAAGCTGCCGCAGTGGTGGGATGGCGGGCCGGACATGCCCGAGGAATTCGTGCCCCTGCGCCGCCGGATCGAGCTGACCGAAGCAAACCTTGCCGAGGGCAAGGCCCAACTCCTGAACGCATGAAGGGATAGCACATGCAGACGATTACCATAGCAGGCCGTATTGGCCGCGACGCAGAAACCCGCCGCGCTGGCGATGATAGCGTAACGGGCTTCACCGTGGCCGTGGATCAGCGCAACGGGCGCGACAAGACCACGAACTGGTGGCGGGTGTCCCTGTGGGGCATCCGCCGCCGCATCGCCTGCTGGCGCTTTAGCCGAGAATTGGAACGCAACCTGGCTGCACGCCGCGCCGCCCGCATGAACGGGCAGGTTTACGTGCGGCCCTACCTGAGGGGGAAGTGATGACCACCGTTGCAGAGGTCCATGAGACTGTTCACGCGATCAACGCCCGCCAGCGGGAAGATGACGCGCGATTTATCGCCCACCTCAACCGGCAGCGCGATCACATTCTGCTGTGTCCGCTGTTGAACAACCCGTTCTTGCACCGCAGCGAAGTGGCCAAGCGGGTTATCGCCAGCGTTGGCGGGCTGTATGGCTTCGGTCCTGAAGAAATTACCGGCAGGGCGCGGACGCAGCGCATCTCTAAGGCCCGCTTTGTCATTTATCGCCTGCTGACCGATTGGGGCTATTCCAGCGCGCAGATCGGGCGGCTTGTGGGCGGGCGGGACCATACCACTGTCCTGCATGGATTGGGCCAGTTCGACATTCATTCGGTCCGCGACCAGTTCATGGCCGCAATTTACGAGCGCCATCGGCGGGCCATGCGCCGCGCGGTTGAGGCCATTGCTGCGTGAAGCGGTATTTCGCCCGCAAGACGCTTTGCGTTCACGGCCACACCCACGCCAGTTCGCGTGAAGCGAGCCGGTGCGCGGACCTGCACCTGCGGGAGCGTTTGGGCGAAATCACCAACCTCCAGGTTGAACCGCAGTTTTGGTTCCAGATTGACGGGCAGCCAATCAAGCATCTGAACGGTCGGCGCGTCGGATACAAGCCTGACTTCACCTATACCGAACTGCCCAGCCAGCAGGACGTGGCGGAGGATGTGAAGGCCAAGAATGGCCACATGGAACGCGACGTGCCGCTGCGCATGGCGATCTTCCGCCACCTGTTTCCGCACATTGAATTGAGGGTGGTCAAATGAGCGTGTTACCTGTGGATAGAACGCCGCCGTTTTTGCGTGTTCGCGCCATGTTCGCTATAGGGAAAGCGGGCCGGTTAGGTGCTAGCAACACCGCCCCGGCCCTGACCAAGAAACCTGTTTCGGAGGTTCCAGTGGCTTTGATTCCCCCTACGCGTGGATTGCGCCTTTTGCAAGCGCAGGTGTGCGCATGAGCCGCATCCGCTCCATTCACCCTGGCATCTGGACCGACGAGCAATTCGTCTCGCTCAGTTCGTTTGCGCGCCTGCTGTTTATCGGCATCTGGAATGAATGTGACGACAAGGGGCTGTTCCCGTGGTCGCCGCTCCAGATGAAGATGCGAGTTCTGCCTGCCGACAACGTGGACGCGGTGGCGCTGATGGCCGAACTGGAGGCTAACGGCTGCATCCGCAAGTATGAGATCGGCGGCAAATCCTATGGTGCCGTGCGCAACTTCGCCAAGTTCCAGCGGCCAAAGGCTCCGAACGACATTCACCCCGCGACGGACGAAATCCTTGTTTTTGCGGGACATTCGCTTGATAAATCCACCAAGGCTTCCGAACCGCTTCCGAACGATTTCCCCAATCCTTCCGAAAAGTCTCCGCAGATGGAGGATGGAGAGGAGGAGATAAAGGAAAAGATAGAGACTAACGTCTCTTGTGCATCTGGCGATGCACCCTTGACGGTCGAAGAGGTTGTTGAAGGCTGGAACACCACAGCCGCCAGCCTTGGCTTGGCCCAAATCCGCAAGCTGACACCGGTTCGCCGGAAGAAGGCGCAGGCACAGGTCCGGCGCTTTGCCCTGGAGGAGTGGCAGTCGGTGTTCGCCAAGATCAGCCAGTCCCCGTTCCTGCTGGGCCAGACCGGCGGTTGGCGCTGCGACTTCGATTTCATCCTGTCTGAAAACAATTTCGTCAAAATTCTGGAGGGCAAATATGACCGGCAATCGCCTGGCAGTCGTCACTAGGCAGGGCGCAGACGGCCCCGCGTTCTTCAGCGGGATCGACCACATGCGGGTCTGGTGTGCCGAGCGCAACCGCAAGGCCCGCACTGCCGATTGGCCGCACTGGCTCTACGTCAGCGAGGACAAGGAAACCCACGCCCTCACCATCAAGAGCCGCAAGGGATCTGACGCGCTGGACGTGTGGAAGGTTATTAGTGGCTGGTATCCCGACTTCGAGGGCTGGGATGCTGAACGCCTTGCCAGCGAGTTCCGCATCCTGCGCCACATCGCCAAGATGGGGCTGGACGACGAGGGCGTGCGCAAGTGCCGGTTTACCAACCCGCCGCGCATGGCTGCGTGAGTGATGACCTGCCACCCCTCCCCCCAGGCTTCCGGCGCATATCCGGCAAGCGCGCGCCGCCCCGTGGAGACAAGCGCTACCACATCCAGCTTCGGCAGGGCTTCGTGGACGAACGCAACAGCTACACCGCCGATCAACTGCGCTGGGTTTGGGACGGGTCTGCGGGGGACGTGGTGGCTGTGAAGGACGCATAACCGGCGCACCCTCGCCGGTCGCAAGGAAGGAGATTGAGTGATGAGCGATCCTTGGAAGCATTTTGGCGTGGCGTTTGCCAAGATGGACGAGGCATTCAAGCACGCAGACGCTGCTTTTACTGCTGCATTTCCGGATGAATGCAAAAGCATATGGAGGCCGATTGAAAATGCACCAAGAGACGGCACGTTTATCTTGGTGTTCCTGCAATGGATTTGGCCAAATGGCAGGGCGGGCACTCTGTGCGATGTGGTGGCATTTGATCAGCGGGTAGGACGATGGGTAGCGAGAACTGCGCCAAATTACGTGCAGGACTACGACGATGACACAGTCGCGCCAACCCACTGGATGCCCTTACCCGCCCCGCCAGCGAGGTGATGTGATGACCGACCCCCTAGCCGCCGCCCGTTCCGAGACCATCGAATGGGTGCTGCGCCACGACAAGCTGGAGGCTGAGAATGCCGAGTTGAGGGCACGCTGGCCCAGCTTGCCAATGACGATTTCGACCGGGACTTCGTGACCCATGCCGAGACCAACACGAAGGCGATGGCATACCGCCGCCGCGATAGCTGCATCGTTGAGAAGTGGTGCAGGCAGGGTGGCATCGGTTTTGAGCATGGCGCGCGCCAGGTTATCGCCAACTGCCAGTTGTTCTGGATCCGCGCCGGTGAGCCGCGCCTGATCGCCCAATACGGCGAACGCCTGCCTGCTTCCACCGCTGGCGATGGCTGGACGCGGCAGGAAGCGCTGGATGAATTGCACCGCTACAAGGGCATGGTGCCCCGTCCCTACTGGGAAGTTTTCGAGAACGTAATCCGGCACAACGAACCGGCAGGCGTTGCTGGCTCCCGCTTTGCCAATAACGACGCGCAGCGCATCCAGAGCGCGAAGGTTATCACGGGCTTTGTTGCCAGCGTGATTGCGACCAAGTTGGGGTATTGAGCGATGGGCAAGAAGAAGCGGAAGAAGGCGAAGAGCGCATCGCGCGATTACAACACTCTCACCACCATATGGGCACCCGATTATTCAGAAGTTTGGTATGGCGGGTGGGCAGACGTGCTTAACATGGCCATCGACCGCAAAACCGTGGAGATCGGCGGCGCTGAGTTCGTGGTTATCAACGCAGGCGAGAATGAGGACTTGACTTAAAACCCGAAGTATGAAACAAGTCACCATCTCTTAATGCGCCCGCCGACCACACAAGGTTGCGCGGGCGTTTTGCATTCCGAGTTGCGGGTAGCGCCCGTAACGCCCCCGGCGGCACAGTCTGACCGGGGTTTTATTCCGGGCCGATGTTCCTCCCTTCCATCGGTCCTGCCCGCCCTCCCGGCGATCACATGCAAGCGCAACTTAGAGGCGCACACACGGGGCATGGTGCGGGCGAACTTTCACGCGAGGCCCGATATGGACGACCTGGCAGACCGCATCCGCTCGCTGCTGATAGCTGGCGGCGTCGTCTACCTGCTGGGCCTTGCTACCGGCCTGCTGGCAACGTGGGTTATCTAACAATCTTCCAACCCAAAACAGCCCATCCTTCGGGAAGCTGAAAGCGAGGGTTACGTGAATAAAATAACGGGCGGAAAACCCGGCCCCGGAAGGCCAAAGGGTTCGCAAAACAAGACCACCAAAGCGGCTAAGGAAGCGATTGCCGAGGCTGCCGAGCAGCTTGGGGGCACCAATCGCCTTGTAGCGTGGGCCAAGGAGGACGCGAAGAACGAACATGCGTTCTGGTCGTCCATTTACCCGAAGCTGCTCCCGCTACAGGTGGCCGGTGAAGGTGGTGGCGCAATAAGCGTCACGATCAATAAGCCTGGTGCCTGAGATTACCCTGCCCAATCGGTGGGAGCCGAGGGCATATCAGGACAATCTGTGGCGCTACATGCACAATGGCGGCAAACGCGCGTCGGTGATCTGGCCGCGCCGCCATGGCAAGGACGATGTAGCGCTGCACTTTACATCGTGCGCCGCGCATGAACGGGTTGGCGTTTACTGGCACCTGCTGCCGCAGCAGAACCAGGCGCGCAAGGCAATCTGGGATGCCGTTGACCCGCATACCGGGATGAAGCGCATTGATTGGGCTTTCCCGCGTGAATTGCGGGAGACAACTCGCGAACAGGATATGATGATCCGCTTCAAGTGCGGGTCAACGTGGCAGGTGATCGGGTCTGACAATTACGACGCGCTTGTTGGCACGCCGCCGGTTGGCGTGGTGTTTTCGGAATGGGCGCTAAGCAACCCGCAGGCATGGAGCCTTATTCGTCCGATCCTCGCCGAGAATGGCGGGTGGGCCATGTTCATCACCACACCACGTGGTCGCAATCATGCCCACCGGATGCACGAAATGGCGGAAGCATCGCCAGACTGGTTTGCCGAAAGGCTTATAGCGTCTGAAACGGGCGTGTTCGCGCCGGACGTGCTTGAAACCGAACGACAGGAACTGATTACAGAACGCGGCGAGGAAGACGGCGAGGCGATATTCCAGCAGGAATACATGACCAGCTTCTCCGCCGGCCTGCCTGGCGCTTACTACGCCAAGCTGATTGACAAGGCCGAAGCGGATGGGCGGATAGGCTTCGTACCCTACAATCCGCAGCGGCAGGTCCATACCGCTTGGGATCTGGGGCGGAACGACGCGACGGTCATCTGGTTTGTGCAGGCCAATGGCTCTGGCTGGGATGTGATCGACTACTACGCCAATACGAGCGTGGGGATCGACCACTACGTCAAGCACGTAAAGGGCAAGGATTACAACTACGGCGAACACCTGTTGCCCCATGATGCCGAGAATGAGCATTTGGTGAGCACCACGGGGTCGATTGCCCAGACCGCCGAGACAATGGGCTTGAAGGGCGTTCGGATTGTCCCGCGCACCAAGTCCGTCGCCAACGATATCAACGAGGTCCGGCAGATCATCCCGATTTGCCGCTTCGACAAGGAAAAATGCACGAAGGGGCTTGATGCCCTGCGATCATATCGCCGCGTGTGGGATGAAAAGCTGCGGGCATACCGGGACACCCCGTTGCACGATTGGGCCAGTGATCCGGCGGACGCATTCCGCACTTTCGCCATCGGAAAGCCGAAGGACGTGGGGCAATTTGAGGCGCTCGACCTCTCCAACCTGAAAAGGGCAATGGCATGACTGAAGCCCCTCAGGGCCTTGACGAGCTGGTCAGCTTCCTGCGCAAGGAATGCGAGGACGCGGACAGCTATTACGACACGCTGGAAACCCTCACCGATCAGGCGTTTCGCTATTACGAAGCGCAGCCGTTTGGTAATGAGATCGAGGGGCGCTCGCAGATCGTCCTGCCGGACGTGCAGGAAACCATCGACTACATGCAGCAGTCGGTTCTGCGGGCCTTTGTGTCCGGTGACCGAGCGGTTGAGTTCGAGGCTACCGATCAGGCAGATGAACAGGCTGCGGACGATGCCACGGCGGCGCTGAATTACAACTTCATGCGCCAGCAGGACGGCTATCGCATCCTGTATGACGGGCTGTTTGATGGCCTGCTGCGGAAGCTGGGCGTATTCAAGACCGTTGCGGAAACCGAGGAAAAGACTTCAACCGAGCAGATCATTGTCGGCAGCGAGGAGGAACTCGCTCTGATGGTTGATCGTGATGACGGCAAGGAAGGCAGAGACAAGGTTGAAGTCCTGGCCTACGTGCCGCAATTGATCGCGGACGATGCCACAGGTGAGCATATTGCCACTGGCAATCTGGTGGCTGACATCAAGCGCACAAAACTGGTCAAGCGCTTTGTTGATTATGCCGTGCCGCTGTCTGAGTTCCGCTTCAGCCCCAAGGCTCGCCACGAGGATACCGCCGCCTACCTGGCGCACGTTTGCGAAAAGACCCGTTCCGAACTGGTTGAGATGGGTTTCGATCAGGATCAGGTTTACGATCTGCCGATGCACGGCAACGCCCCGGCCATCCCGGACGCGGAAAGCGTGCTTGACTATCACCGGGCATCGGAAAACAGCAAGGCTGCCGAACTTGTGCTGCTGCACGAGGAATACGCCCTTGCTGACATTGATGGCGATGGCATTGCCGAGCGCGTCAAGGTGTTCCGCGTTGAGGACCAGATCCTGATCGACGCGGAAACCGGCGAACCGGCAGTGGAACAGGTGGACGAACACCCGTTTGCGGTGTTCTGCCCCTTCCCCCGTTCGCACCGCATGGTGGGCTATTCGCTGGCCGACAAGGTCATGCACATCCAGTATCAGCGCACATTTGTGGGCCGTCAGTTGTTCGACGGTCTGGCGCTGTCCAATATGCCCCGCCCGGTGGTCGATACCGCGATGGCGGATATGCAGACCTATCAGGACATCCTGTCCCCGATCCCCGGTTCACCAATCCGGGTCAAGGGGGGGCTTTCGTCCGTGCAGCCGTGGCAGTCCTCGTTCGATCCCGCGAAATCGCTGGCGGTGATGGAGTGGATTACCGGCGAGCGGGAAAGCCTCACCGGCATCACCCGGCTTAACCAGGGCCTTGATGCCGACGCGTTGAACAAGACTGCCACCGGCACGGCGATGATGCAGGTGCAGGGCCAGCAGAACGAAGAGGCTATCGCGCGCCAGTTCGCCGAGTGCATCGGGCGGCTGTTTGGCAAGAAGTATCGCCTGATGAAGGCTGAAGGCGAACCCTTCCGCATCAAGGTGGACGGGCAATACAAGCAGGTCGATCCGCGCCAGTGGCCCGATGAAGTCAACATGATCGTGCGGGTGGGTCTTGGCAGCAATTCCAAGGATAAGCGCATTCAGTATCGCATGGCCATGTCGCAGCCGCTGGCCAATGCCATCCAGTCTGGCTTTGCGGGGCCGGAACATGTGTTCAACTGGTTTGATGGCATGGCGCGCGATACCGGGCTGGGTCAGGGTGATGAGTTCGTTTACGATCCCGCCAATTCGCCCGAGCGCCCCGATCCTGCCGCCGCTGCGATGCAGGCGGAACAACAGGCCAAACAGGCGGAATTGCAGCTTAAGGCGCAGGAAGCCGAAGCCAAGATTGCGCTGGACCGCGAAAAGAACGCGGCCACCATCGAGACGATGCGCGAAAAGCACGCGCTGGACATGCAACTGGCCCGCGAAAAGGCGGCACAGGAAGCCCAGCTTGCCCGCGAACGCATGGTGATGGAAGCGCAATTGGAAGACCAGCGCATGAGGCTGGACGCGGCCCACAAGGCGCAGATGGACCAGAACAGGCCCGGTGGTGCGTTGAATGCGTAACGCCCTCACCCGCCTGGCCCTCTGGCTCGTTCGCCGTCTTGGCATCAACGTGCTGGAACAAACCCGCCTGAACACCCCTGCCGATGCCGTGGCGCGTGGACAGCGCTGGGAAGCGTTCTACCACGAGGAAGGTGGTCTGGCGGATATGATCGCCCGGCTGCGGCAGGACTATTTCGAAGCCGCCAGTGCCGTTGGCCACCGCGATAACGACAAGCTGTATGAGTTCGCTGTTGCGGACCGCATGGCCCGTGAAATTGAGCGCGAAGTCGTGCAGATCATCTACACTGGCAAGGCGGAAGTAGAGCGCCGCGCTGCTGTAGAGAGAGAAAACAGCGCCCGTATCCTGCGGGCATTGTAGCCGCCCACACCGCGATGGTGTCGGCATTCCCATAGAAGGACGTAAGGATGGCCCATCCAGCAATGGAAGCCGCCAACGCGCCCGCACCTGTCAGTGTGGACGAAAAGGCGGCTGATTTCGAGAATTACCTGTTTGGCGATGAAGACGAACAGGACGATCAATCCGACAGTGACGAGGAAGCCGCCGATGAAGGCGAGGACTTGGAACTGGACGAGGAACAGGCAGACGAAGCGGACGAACCGGAACTCCCGGCCATCGATCCGCCCGTAAGCCTGACAGCGGAGGAAAAAGCGACCTTTGCCCAGCTTCCCCCGGAAGCCCAGGCTGCGTGGGCCGCAAGTGAAACCCGCCGCAACGCACAGGTCCAAGAGGCCACCACGAAGGCCAGCAATGCCCAGCGCGACGCAGAAGTCCGCGCAGCACAGGCCGACGCACAGGCAAAGGCACGATATGCCGAGCAGCTGAAGGCCATTGGTGAGGCTTACGCCCCCCAGATGCCCCAGCGTCAGCACTATCGTGACGATGTCTCCTATCTGACTGCCCGCGATGCCTACCGGGATCAACTTGCCCAGCATAACGACTTTATGCAGCAGGTGGCCGGTCTGGAGAGCGCCGCCAATTCCGAAGACCGTCAGGCTTTCGAGATGCAGCGAGAACGCGAACTAATGGCTATTCCCGAGATCGCCAACCCGCAGACGCGGGAAGGCTACTTCGCCAAGGCGTTTTCCGCAATGGAAGCGCTGGGATACGACCCGGCCATGAAGGCTGACCTGACCGCCCAGGACGTGCGCAACCTCGCGCAGGTGGCGGAATGGCAGGAAAAGGCCGCGAAGTTCGACAAGGCCACGGCCCGTCAGATGCAGAAGGTTCGTGCCGCCAAGGGCAAGAGCCTTCGCCCCAACGCCGCACCCCAGGGCAAGACCAGGGCGGCAAGCGCAGACCAGGCATTCCAGCGCATCAAGGCCAGCGGCAAGAACCGTGATGCCCAAGGTGCTGCAATGGCGGATTGGCTGGAAGCTCAGGGCATCCTCTAAACCACCGCTTTGCGTCGTGAGACGCGACTTTCCCAATACGCAGGTTAACTGCCTGCAATAGATGGATTTTTCATCATGGCTGTTCCCTCCAATACCATCCAGAACGTATCCCGCGTGGGCGTGCGTGAGGATCTGTCGAACAAGATCGCCGAACTGTTCCCGGACGATACCCCGTTCAAGAACGCTATCGGCACCAGCAAGGTCAGCAACACCTACACCGAATGGCAGACCGACAGCCTCGCCGCTGCCGACCACACCAATGCCGCCGTGCAGGGTGATGACCTGGCCAATACGAGCCGCGCAAACACCACCCGCGTCGGCACGCACACCCAGATTTTCACCAAGGTTGTGGCTGCCTCGACCACCGTGGAATGGACCAACAAGGCCGGTCGCAAGTCGGAACTGGCGCGCGAGCTGATGAAGGCTGGCCGCGAGATCATGACCGACCAGGAAAAGCGCTTCGTGGGCAACTACGCCTCCGTTGCTGCTACCGCCTCCGTGGCGGGCCTGACTGCCGGTGCCCAGGCGTGGCTGACCAGCAACGTGTCGCGCGGTTCTTCCGGTGCCAACGGCGGTTTCTCGTCCGGTATCGTTGCGGCTGCCACCAACGGCACGCAGCGCACCTACACGGAAACCCTGCTGAAGGCCGTGCTATCGTCCATCTGGACCAGCGGCGGCAATCCCAAGATGGTTATTACCAACGGGGCCAAGAAGCAGGAAGAAGCGGCCTTCAGCGGTCTGGCGACTTCGCGCCGTGAAGCGGGCAACAAGCGCCTGACCATTGTGGCGGGTGCCGACATCTACGTGTCGGACTTCGGCGAACTGCAGTTCGTGCCCGATCGGTTTGCCGATGCCCGCTCGGCACTGGTGGTCGATCCCGAGTATTGGGATGTGGGTGTGGGCGAGGCGCTGACCCCGTTCGACCTGGCCAAGACCGGCCTGGCCGACCGCAAGGCGCTGCGCACCGAAGTTGCCCTGCGCTGCCTCAACCAGGCTGCGTCGGGCGTGGTCGCTGACCTGACCTAACCGATTGGCGGGGTGGCTTCGGCTGCCCCGCCTTTCCTTTGCAAGAGGTGATTTATGGCTGACCCGCTGGACCACGATGGCGACGGCAGGAAGGGCGGTTCGCGTCCGCGCAAGCCTAAGGGCGCACTAACCGTCAAGAAGGCTGAAGCCATCCATGACGGCGAAGGCGGCTTCCTGCCGGTTGGCGCTTCCTTTTCCCCTGCCGATGAAGCGGCGGGTGCGGAACTGGTGGCCAAGGGACTTGCCGAATAATGTTCAGCAAGTGGGAACTGCTTGATGACGGTTCCTGGAATGGCATTCGGCGCTGGATACGCTCGTCTGACGAGGACGAGGGCACGGTGCAAATCCGTTCCGAGGGCGTTGGTGAAGAACAGATTATCGAGCGTAACAAGGCGGCTGATGCCCCCGATAAGCGCTCCGAGATGTGGCATGTGGGCAGCATTCCCGCCTCTGTCGGCCTGAAGTGGCTGGTCGAGGAAGGGATCGACATGTGGAACCCGCACCACATGGATGCGGTAAAGCGCAAGCTGATGGACAGCGACTACCGGCATCTTGTGCCGGGTATGGCGCGGATACTCCTCTGAGGGGGCTTTAATGACCATTACGATCACACTCCCAGAAGAAATCGACATTGACAGCTATGGCGGCTTGCAGGCGTTCCTGATCCGCCACTTGATGCTGTCGGATGACACGATTGAACGGCTACCTACGCTGATCCGGCTTGGCGAGGTGCGGCTTGCGCGCGTTCTTGATACGCCGCAGATGGAAACCACGGCCACCATTCTGACCACTGCGGGGGCGCAAACCGTTGCTCTGCCGACAGACATGGAAATGCCGGGACAGTTGCGCGATAGCGCCCGTGGCGTGATCGCCGCCACCAGCATTGAAAACGTTGAGGCCTACGGACAAGATGTTGGCCCTCCGGTGGTCTGGGCAAGGCATGGCGATACTGCCGTGTTGGGGCCGGTGCCCGACGCAGAATACACGTTGGCGCTGCGCTATAGCACGCGCCTGCCGTTCCTGAATGATAACAATACGTCAAACTGGCTGCTTAGCCGTCATCCCGATGCCTACGTGTGGATGTGCTGTGCGGTCATCTGCGAGCACCTTGACAACATGGATAGTGCGTCGGGATACCTCCAGCAGGCCAACGCCGTAATTGCTGAAATCAACGCGCGTGCCGTGCGTTCATGGCTGGGCCACAATCTCGCGCCAAGGGTGATGGTCCCTTGAACGTCCGCCTGCCGTTCGGTGAGTTCAAGCCGGACCAGACCATTGCGGGCGAGTTCCTGCGCCAGTGCCGCAACGTGCTTGCCTCTGGCGATGGCCGGTATGTCCCGCTGAAGGCCCTGCAAGCCTTTTCGGAAGCGCTGGATGAGCCGTTTGCGGGCGGCTACAGCGCCATTTCGAGCGATGGGGATGGCTACCTGCTGGTGGGCACGTCAACCGCCCTTGTGCGGCTTTCTGGCGGCACATGGAGCGACCTGGCGACGGGGTTGGCGACAACCTACCGCTGGCAATTTCAGCAGTTTGGCGATTACGTGGTGGGCGTTAATGGCGGCACCACGCAGGAGGTGGATCTGGCTGCCGGAACCGCCGCCGATCTGGCGACTGCCCCGACTGGCAAGAGCGTGTGGGTGGTGGGCGATTACGTCTGCATCGGGCAGGCGGACGGCGAGATCAACAAAGTCGCCACCAGCGCCTTTCGCGACCATACGGCGTGGACCCCCGGCACCGATCAGGCGACCGAACAGGTTTTCCAGACCGGCGGCGCGGTGCAAGGTGCCATCGGCGGCGAATACGGGGTGATTTTCCAGCGCGAACGGATTGTCCGGCAGGAACGCACGGGCGATCCCGTTGCCCCGTTCCAGTATGCGGAGATTACGACCAATTACGGGTGTTCCAACGGCAACACGATTGCCAGCGCGGGCCGGACGGGCTTTTTCCTGTCTGACCGGGGATTCATGGCCATTGATGACGGGCAGGCGCTGCGGGCCATCGGCAATGAGCGCGTTGATCGTTTCTGGGAAGAAAACGTGGGCCGGGACGCATACGACCAGGTGTTTTGCGCGATTGATCCGCGCAACAGCATCGTTGTGTGGGGATTGGCGGGCATCAACGGCTTCCTGTTGGTCTACAACTTCGCGCTGGACCGCTGGACCACGGCCCGCATGGCGTTTTCGGGCATTCTGGCGGGGTTCGACACGTCCACCAGCCTTGAAGCGCTGGCCGTGACCTATGCCGATCTGGACGCGCTGACTATTTCACTGGACGATGCCCGTTGGCAGGGTGGCGATCCCCGGCTCTATCTGTTCACCAGCGATGACGAAGCGGGAACGCTGACCGGAGATAACCTGGAAGCGGTGTTCGAGTTGCCGCAAGTGGAAGTGACGAAGGGGCGCAGGTCTGTTGTGCGGCAGGTTGTCCCCATGACGGACGCAACGGACGGACTGACGGTATCTCTGGCAGTGCGCCAGCGCTCCGGGGACGCGGCCAGCACGGCTACGACAACCGATATGCTGGCCAATGGCTATATGCCGATCCGCACGGCGGGCAAGTTCATCGCCCCCACGGTGACTATCGCGGCGGGCACGGACTGGACCTACGTGCAGGGCCTTGAACTGGTGATGAGCGCCGGAGGCCGCGAATGAGGCGGGTTTCGGTCGACAACCGCCGCGCCGATTGGCCGCGCGATGTCGCCAACGCGATCAATGCGCTCATTCTGGCGGTCGATTGGACCAAACTGGAGGACTTTGCCGACGATACCGCCGCTGCTGCGGGGGGTGTGCAGATCGGCCAACTTTATCGCACCGGCAGCGTGGTGAAGGTTCGTGTGGCCTGAACTGGTCCGCTGCGCTGAACGCGGCGGATCGAGCGAAAGCGAACTGCAAAAGAAGCTGGACGAAGGCCACACCGTCCTGTGGCCGGTAAATGGCGGCTGTTTTGCCCTGGACAGGGCCGCAGACGGCGCGTGCGTGGTGTGGCTGGGCGTAGGTAGCCTCGACGCTCTGAGGGCCTGTGAGGGGCCTATTTCGGCATGGGCCAGGGAACAGGGTTGCAACAAGGTTCGGATTGAAGGCCGCAAGGGTTGGCGGCGTGTTTTCCCGCATTGGCGGGCGAGTGAACGTGACGGCGTGACCGTTTTGGAGCGTGCAATATGAAGTCCACCACGAAAACCGAGCCTTGGAAGGCTGCGCAGCCGCAGATTTTGGGCGCAGGCACGTCCTTGCAGAACGCCTACACGCAGAACGCACCGGGCATTCAGGCGGCGGCTGACAGCATTACCGGCCTGATGCCGTCTATGGTGCAGAAATACCAGCAAGGCGATGCCGGGACCAATGCGGCGCGGGACTACAACGTGGGTGTGCTTGGCGGGCAGTATCTGGGGGCCAATCCCTACCTTGACCAGGTGGTGCAGCAGGCGGGCAATGATGTGCGCAACCAGACCCTGGCCGCAACCGGGCTGCGGGGTCTTACGGGTGGTTCGTCTCAGGCCGATTTGGTGAGCCGCAACGTGGCCAACATGGCCAGTAACCTGCGTTATGGCGACTACAACAACGAACGCGCCCGCATGGCAACTGCTGCCGGACAGGCACCGGGCATTGCCGCTGCGGATTACCTGGCGATTACCCCGTTGCTGGCATCGCTGCAGGCGGCACAGGCCCCGCTGGACGCCGCTGGCCAGTATGCCGGGAGCGTGTCCGGGCTGTTCGGGCCTTACTCGCAGACCCGCCAAAGCAGTGGGCTGCTGGGTAGCCTTGCGGGCATGGCTGGCCTTGGCTTGCAGGCTTACGGCCTAGGCGCTTTCGGGGGTGGCAAGTAATGTTCGGCAATCTCTCCGGCCTGTTTGGTGGCGGCAACATGGCGGGCGGCAAGCCGCGACCCGGCCCTTCGCGTGGGCAGAGCATTGCGGGTGTTCTGGGTGATATGTTGGCCATCGGCGGCGGCAGGCAAGCCCAATTCGTGCCTATGCTGCAGCAGCGCCAGCAGATGGAAGAACTGCGCGGCCTTCAGGTCCAGCAGGCCAAAACTGAGCGCGACAACGCGATGCAGGACTGGATTGCGCGGCAGGAATACGAGCGCAGAAACCCTGATCCCGCCCGCCCCGGTTCGTTTGAGTGGTATCAGACCGCAGACCCCACCCAGCGCGCTATGTATGACCAATACAACCCCGTGACCGTGTCCACGGCACAGGGACCGGTTAACGTGCCGCGTTCCTCCCTCACCCCGCCCGCCGGTCCCGTGGGCCGCCTTACGATCATCCCGGACAATCAGCCGATGGGTGCCACGCAGGGGCCGCCCACCTCGTCCACCACGCCCGAGGGCCTTGGCGCGATGATTGCCGCGCATGGCGTGGACCGCGTCCAGCAGTGGATGCAGAGCGGCCAACTCCAAGTTAGGGGGAATTGATGCCTCAGGCACGCGACGAAGCAGGCAACATTTGGGAAGTGGATGCGCAGGGCAACCCCGTGCGCCTTATCCAGCAGGCGCAGCAGCCGATTGGCGGCCAGTCCCCGCAGTATCAGGTGCAGAGCCGCACCATTGATCCGCAGGTGCAGGAAGCGACCGCTAACGCCCAGAATGCGGGCGTGGACGCTGCCGTAAATGCAGCCACCCGTGACGCGCAAATCCGGCAGGCTCGCGCGCAAGCTGAACAGGCCGAGGCCGAGGCACGCATTGCTGCCGCCAATGCGGCGCGTGGCCCGCAGCCCACAGCGGAACAGGCCAACCGTGCCGCCACCGAGGAAGGGCTTGCCCGCCGCGCGGATACCGTTCGCTCGCTGATGGGCAACATCCTTGAACTGTATCAGCAGGACATCAAGGGGCAGCCCGCAACCCGGCTTTTCGGGGCCTCCGAATACATTGACGGCCTGCCCCGCAACGAGCGCTTCACCACGGCGGGGCGCAACATCCTGCCGCTGATCCGCCCGCTTGTGGCGCAGACCGCCCGCGAAGGCGACAGTGACCGCGAAATGGCGATCTTCGAGAGCTACATTCCGATTGCCGATGACAGCGACCTGACAATCGAGAACAAGCTTCGCGCGCTGGAAACCCTGATTACCGGCATGACCGAGGGCAGCCCGCCTTCGCAGACCATGCAGGGCAACCGCCGCACCGAAACTCCACTGGTTGACAGCTTCCTGAACCCCGGCGGCGGGAATGGGGGCAATTCCCCCGGCCCGTCTGCAATGGATGGCACGTTTGTAACCACGCCGGACACGCCGATGGCTCCGAGCGGGCAGACGGGGCGCACCAGCACGCCGATCCCGCCTGCCATGCAGCAGGAATATCAGGCGTGGGTGTTGCAGAACGCAGCCACCATGACCCCCGAGGCCTACACGGCCTTCCGGCAGGAGCTGGATCGCAAGTATGGCTTCGAAAGCGGGGACTACGCGCCCGAGGCGCAGCGCATCATTGACGGGGTAAAGAACGGCGGCACGCTGAACCTGACCATCCCGCCGGTTGACCAGCCCATGACGGGCTTGCAGTCGATCCGTGATATGGCCACCAACAACCCTGTAACGGCTTCGCTTGCGGGCGTGGCCAACATGGGTTCGTTCGGGGGCGTGGAAGCTATCGCCCCACTCCAGTATGGTTCGCTGCGCGATGCCAACCCCAATTCCACGATGGCTGGCGAGATTGCGGGCGTGCTTGGCCCCACCGCTGCGATTGGCCGCATTGGCAGCGCCGTAACGGGCGCTGTTGCCCCTCGCCTGCTTGGTGGCGGGGCGATGGCCAGCATCGGGCGCGGGATGGCTACCGATGCGGCCTATGGCGGCATCTATGGGGGCGTTACCGGGCAGGGTGTCGGGGAGTCCGCTGCCGCTGGCGCAATCGGTTCCGCCGTGGGCCAGGTCGGCGGGCGCACCCTTGCAGGCATTGGCCGTGGCGTGGTCACTTCCGCTCCGGTGCAGGCCCTGACTTCGCGCGGCATCCCCCTGACTACCGGACAGACCGTTGGTGGGGCCTTGCAGTCCGTGGAAGATGCCATGACCAGTTGGCCCGGTGTCGGTGACATGATTAACCGCCGCCGCCGTGAAGGGCTGGAAGCCTTCAACGTGGCAGCCCTGCGTGACGCTGGCGCGCCCATCAACTTCGTTCCGCAGCGTGCGGGCCGCGAAGGCGTTACCGACCTGATGGGCAACCGCGACACGGGCGTTTCGGGTGCGATCAACGATGCCTATAACAACGCCGTAGCGGGGCAGGTGTTCACGCTGGACCCGCAGTTGCAGGCCGATGTGGACGGCGCGATGGCGGGCCTCAACCGCCTGCCGCCGGACCTGCGGCAGGAAGCCGACCTTGCCTTCCGCAATACTTTCGAACCGCTGACCACCAACAACTCTATCAGCGGCCAGCAGTATCAGGGTATGCGCCGCGACTTGTCGGGCTATCGGGCGGCACAGACCGGCCCCGGCTTCCCGGCGAACTACCGCGACATCATGACCGGCGGCATTGATGCGCTGGACAACCTCGCAACCCGCCAGGGTGGGCCGCAGGTGGCGGAAGGGCTGGCACAAGCCAACACAGCCAACCGGCTTGGCAATATCGTGCAGGATGCAGCGTTCCGCGCCGATGGGGCTGATTACCTGTTCACGCCCTCGCAGTTGCAGGATGCCATCAAGACTTCCCGCCGCCGCTTCCCCGGCCTCAATCCCCTGTCGGAGCTGGCCGATAACGGGCAGGCTGTCCTGCCTTCGTCCATTCCCGATAGCGGGACCGCCCGCCGCACGGCACAAATGGCCATTCCCGGCCTGCTGGCAGCTTCCGGCGGCAGTGCTGGCTACATGGCGGGCGGCCCTGAAGGCGCTGGTTATGGTGGCGCAGGCGGTTTGACACTGGCCGCACTGCTGGCGCTTGGCGGTCGCAGGGGTTCGCAGCAGGCCATCAATCGCGCGCTGACCGAACGCAACCCGACCGTGAGGGAGTTCAGTGATCGGCTGTTGCGCCGTTCCGGCCTGTTTGGTTCGGCAATGGTGCCGGTGGCGCTGGCTAGTCAGCGATAGAAGTAGATAGTCAGCAGGACGATCCAGACCGTTACCATGAACACATAGTTCGCGGTGCGGATGCCCCTGCAAACGGCATTCACCTTTTCGGTCCAGTCACTGACCACGAAAACCCCGTGCCGGTTCTGCTTTAGCGGCAGGCCGTTCGATCCTGCGCTGGCGGTAGCGGCCCCACCAATCGGTCAACTCACCCCATAGGGCGAGGATCAGGCCCTTAAAAAACATCGCAATGCCAAGGCTCATGGGCCTTGCTTACCACTCCCCCACCGAAAGGTAAACTAGATGGCCGTCTCCGATTGGAGTTCCACGGCCAGCAGCAACACGACCATTGACGGCGTAAACATCGCCGAAGGTTGCTCGCCTGCTGGCCTGAACAACGCAATTCGCTCGATCATGGCGGCGGTCAAGGCGTGGGCCACTGGCTCCGTGACCGCGACCGGCCTGACCATGACAACGGCCCGCCTGCTTGGCCGTTCCACGTCCGGCACGGGTGCGATTGAGGAAATCTCTATTGGCTCCGGCCTGTCGATGTCTGGCGGCACGTTGTCGGCAACCGCCGCCAGCACCTTGACCGGCGAAATCAAGACCTGGCCCACCAACAGCGCCCCGGCGGGTTACCTGGAATGCAGCGGCGCGGCTGTGTCGCGCACCACCTATAGCGCCCTATTTGCCGTGATCGGCACCACATTTGGCAGCGGGGACGGTTCCACCACATTCAACCTGCCCAACCTGCGCGGCGAGTTCGTGCGAGGCTGGGACAACGGGCGCGGCGTGGACAGCGGGCGCGCTTTCGGTTCGGCGCAGTCTGACGAACTGGAAGCCCATACTCACACCTACAGCACCCCGACGACCGTTGGCGCTGGCTATCCCGGCGGTTCCGGCGGCGGCTTTGGCGGTGGCTACAGCACCGGATCGACCGGCGGCACCGAGACGCGCCCGCGCAACATCGCCCTCATGTATATCATCAAGACCTAAGGACCGCGCATGGCCCTGTATCACCTCGTAAATACCCTCACCAACGATGCCGGGGACGCGCTGGTTGGCTATTTCGTGCGTCTGCTAGACAGCACTACCGGCCTGCCCGCCACGCTTTATGCCGACAAGGACGGGACGAACCCGATTGAGGATGTGTCGGGCGCGACCAACGCAGCCAAGACCGACGAAACCGGCCTGTATTCGATCTACGTAGAGGACGGGGCCTATGACATCGTTTTCTACGACAAGAACGACATCAATATTGACCTGCGCACCATCCCTGATGTGCCGATGTTTGGCGGGGCTACTGCGGCCCAGGCGGCTGAAGATGCCGCCACTGCCGAGGCAGCAGTCGCCATTGTCGAAGCCGCCCGCGATGAAACCGTAACCGCCGCAGAAAGCATTGCCGGTGCCGTTGACGTTGTGGAGGAATACGCCAGCGGTGGTTACAGCTATCACCCGATCTTCGGCACCCGCTTCAAGGGCCGCGCGATCCGCGACGGCGTGCCAATCGAGATCATTGACTTCGAACTGTATTGGGATCCGCTCAAGAGCGGGTCCAGCGGTGATGGGTCCACCCATGCCGAGGCGGTCAAGACGGCGGCGGAAGTGCGGGCGTGGATCGCTGCGAACCCCGGTGCGAGGACGATTGGTGTCAATGCTGGCGACGGCAGCAAGATCAGGGACATGCTGGACCTGGCTGAACCGAACACCGGCAACGGCAGCGCGCAACGCTCGCAAATCTCGCTGGTGTCCTACTCGGTTGATGGTTCGCAGAAGCTTGCCCACTTCACCGGCCTGGACCCGGTCCCCGCCGTTTCGTGGAGCGCGCACGGCAGCATTGCCGATGCCTGGCAGGTATCGTGGACCCACGCGATCTATGACACGTCGAAGGGCAGCCTGCGGGTATTCCAGACGCTAAACGGCAAGCTGCAACCGCTGAACCGCGTGCAGACCGAGGCCGAGACTTCGACCGCCGGAACCTTTTGGTATGACAACACTCTGTCCGCTGCGGGCACCGAAACGGTGGTGGCCCATTTCTGGGATGACGTTGACCCGACCGGCGAGGCGGACGGCTATGCCGAGATTACCAAGCGGCCCTATGCCTTTTCTGGCTACCACAACTGCTTCGTGCAGGGCATCGCGGGGTTTGCCACGGGCAGCAACAACGGCTCGCTGTTCATGTATACCGGCGGCGCGCGGGGTTGCTTCCTAGAGGAAGGCACGCTGCACAACTGGGTGGCTGGCGCGGTCGATTTCCGGGGCGTGCTGTCGTTCAACTGCATCAGCAGCGGCAACTATTTCCCCGCTGGTGTTCCTGCGATGCAGACCGCCTACGCCCCCGATCCGCAGGGCGCGACCTATACCCTGACCGATTGCTTTGCGATCTGCGACCCGGACTATTACGACAACACCGACGGCGGGTGGAACTATGCCGCCGCCTTCTATGCCCACGGCAGCACCGGCAATGTGGGCCATGTGGTGATTAACGGTGGCGGCGACAACTGCGCAGGCTGGGGTTCGCAGGCGCAGGCGCATACTGTTACCGACTATTGCGTAAACCGGCGCGGCGGCAACGAGTGGGGCCTGATCGGGGCCAACATGACCGTGACCGGCTGCTTGATTCTGGACAGCAAGAACGGGATCGACGGCACTGGCACTGTTTACGATGTTGAGGGTAATGCCATCATTTCGTCGGCAGGGCCGAACATCGCTCCGCTGCGGTCCAGCGTGCCCGATGCGCGCATTGTCCGCAACATGGTCTGCCACCCTTCGGCTTATCAGCGCATTATCCTGACGGCACCGGGCAACCCGATCATCGAAGAAAATGTGCTGGATGGTGGCGGTGGCTCGCCGGTTATCGAACTGAGTTCTTCGCCCACCGGCACCATGCGGCTGAACAAGAACTATTACCTGCGCCCCGCCGATCCGCCGGGCGGCGACTATCCGAACCTGTTGCAGATCAACGGGGTCAACTATGCCGATCTGGCTGACGTGCAGGGCCTTGGTTACGAGGCTGACGGCGGCGCGACCGATCTGGACGACATTGCCGACGCGAAGTTTACCAGCGGGCAGAAGCCGACCCCGACCGCGCTGGACGTGCGGTTCAACACCGACAGCCCCGTGCTGACGCGGCAGACCGAACAGCTTTCCCAATCCGCCATCAACGCACTGGACGATCAGGTTACGACCAAGATCGACCGGGCAGCGTGCATCGCCTTCGTGCAGGATTACGCCTGGTATCCGGTGCGCGTGCGACTGGATGCTACCACCATCGTTATGGACGGCATTCCAGTAGGCGGCACCACGGGACAGGTTCTCGCCAAGGCCAGCGATGCCGATTACGATCTGGAATGGGTTGACCAGACTGGCGGCGGCGGCGGTTCGGGCACTGTCACCAGTGTTTCGGTTGCGACCGCCAACGGCGTTTCCGGCACGGTTGCCAACGCCACCACCACGCCTGCCATCACCCTGTCGCTGGGGGCGATCACGCCCACGTCTGTTGCTGCTTCTGGCAACGTGACCGGCGCGAACCTTTCCGGCACCAACACGGGCGATCAAGACCTGTCCAGCTATGCCACCACGGCTGCTGTTGCGGCGGGCTACCAGCCCCGCGACGGCGACCTTACTGCCATTGCAGCCCTAACGACTGCCACCTATGGCCGGAGTCTGCTGACGCTGGCCGATGCCGCTGCGGGGCGCACCAGCCTTGGCCTTGGCACGGCAGCGGTGGCAGCTACCGGAGACTTTGCGGCGGCTTCGCACGTAGGCTCTGGCGGCACGGCCCACGCCAACGCGGTTGCCTCTGGCGCTGCGGGGTTCATGACCGGCGCGGACAAGGCCAAGCTGGATGGGATTGCATCTGGCGCTACAGCAAACACCGGCACTGTCACCAGCGTAAGTGGAACGGGCACTGTCAGCGGGTTGACCCTCACTGGCACGGTGACGAGTTCGGGGAGCCTGACCCTTGGCGGCACGCTCTCCACCAATTCGACCAGTATCAGCGACTTTGCAGAAGCCGTTGACGACCGCGTTGCTTCCTTACTGGTGGCAGGAACGAACGTCACCCTGACGTATAACGATGCGGCGGGAACCCTGACGATTGACGCTGCGGGCGGCGGTGGCTCCGGCACTGTGACCAGCGTTGGCATGACCGTTCCCACCGGCTTTTCGGTGTCTGGCTCCCCCGTCACGTCCAGCGGGACTTTGGCGGTTACCTATGCCGCTGGCTATCAGGGTTACACCTCGACTGAGGCAACCAAGCTGGCAGGCATTGCCACGGGCGCAACGGCCAACACCGGCACTGTGACCAGCGTTGGTGGCACCGGCACAAAGAACGGCCTGACCCTCACTGGCACAGTAACCACTTCCGGTAACCTGACCCTTGGCGGGACGCTGGCGATTAACGATGCCGATTGGTCCGGCACTGATCTGTCACTGGCCAACGGCGGCACGGGCGCGAGCCTTAGCGACCCGAACGCTGACCGTATCATGTTCTGGGATGACAGCGCTGGCGCTGTGACGTGGCTTACGCCGGGTTCCGGGCTTTCGATCAGCGGCACCACTTTGACCGCCACCGGTGGCGGGGGTGGCTCTGCCCCAGACATGATTGCCCTGTCTGCCGACTACACACTGACCAGCACCACGGCGGTGCAAAAGCTGTTCGACACCACCACTAATGGTAGGCTCGATCTGGCGACGGGGCTTTATCGGTTTGAAGCGCTAATCGCCATCGACACAATGAGCGCCACCAATGGGAATATGAATATCGACATTCTCGGTGCCGGGTCTGCGACCCTGGCGGGTGTGCATATGTTTACCAACGGTCTGGACAACTCATCGGCGATCAATGGCAGTTCAACAACTCGCACTGGCGCGACCGCCTTGGGTGCCAACCAGTTCAGCGTAAATGTCGCCACAAGCGGCACGGGCACAGCGATTTCGGTGCAATTGACGGGCTATTTCCGTGTCACCGCAGCCGGGACAATTGTTCCGTCCGTCGCGCTGTTCACCGCCGCCGCTGCCGTGGTGAAGGCCGGGACCATTTTTGTCTGCGAGCGGATTGCTGGTGATGCAGACTATTCACAGGGGAGCTGGGACTAATGCCCTTTTACCGCGCGCCTGACGGACAACGCCACCTGACAGACGAGCCGCCCCATGAAGGCTGGGTGTTGATGACCGAAACCGAAGTGGCGGAAGCTGACGCCCCTCGCGTTTTCCCGCCCGAAGCCATCTCCATGCGGCAAGCCCGCCTTGCCCTGCTTGGCGCTGGCCTGCTGGCCACGGTGGACCAAGCCATTGTCGCTATGCCGGGTGTTGAAGGCGAAGCGGCGCGGATCGAGTGGGAATACGCGCAAGAGGTTCGCCGGGATAGCCCGCTGATTGCAGCGCTTGGCCCCGTGCTTGGCCTGACGGCTGAACAGATCGACGGCCTGTTTGTGGCGGGGGCCGCGCTGTGACCCAGCCCACCCATACCGATCTGCAACGGGACGTTGGCCGCTTGGAAGGAACATTGGTGGCGGTTGAGAAGCGCATGGACAAGCTGGAAACCACCGTCACCGAGGGCTTCGAGAAGGTCGGCACGGGGCTGGACAAGATCGACAAGCGCTTGGCCGCAATCGAAGCGCGCGAGGCCGAACGCAAGGGCGCGTGGAAGGTCATCACCGCCGTTGCCGCTGGCGTGTCTGCCGTGGTCGCTTCGGCGGTCAAGTATCTGATGGGCTGACCCGCACGGGTTGCAACCAAGGGTGATTTGTGCCGACAGACAAGCAAATCGAAGCCCAAGCTGCCGTCGAAAAGGCAGGCAGCAAGGCGGGGGCAGCGCGCCTGCTCAACATATCCCGTTCGGCCCTGCGTGATCGCCTGTCCGGCGGCGATAGCAGGCTTCGCAACGAACTGGACGACAGGGTTGCGGACGGCTTCGAACTGCACGGCTATTCGCAATTCACTAAGACCGAAGCAGGCGAACCGATCTGGCTGAAAACCCGCAAGGCAGAGCGCGACTATTGGGCCGGTATCCAGCGGGCAGTCGAGAACATTGCCCCGCTGCGGATTGACACCCTGCCTCTGTCGCCAGAGCCGCAATCCGATATCATCCCGTGGCTGCAAATCGGGGATGCCCATATCGGCCTGCTTTGCTCCGAAGCCGAGACGGGTGCGAACTTCGATATCAGCATTGCCAAGCGCGAGATTTGCGCCGCCGCCGCCGCGCTGATCGATGCCGCCCCGCCGTGCGAACGCATGGTCATCAATGACCTTGGGGATGGCACCCACTACGAGACGTTCAAGGGCGAGACGATGGGCCACGGCCACGCGCTCGACTATGACACGCGCTACTGGAAAATGATCGATGCCTATGTCGAGATTTGCCAGTTCATCTGCGAGCGGGCGCTGGCCAAGGCGCAGACCGTGGATCTGATCTACAACCAGGGCAACCACTCCGAAAGCAACGATAGCTGGATAGCTGTCACCATGCGGGCACTCTATCGCAACACACCCCGCGTCAACGTGATCCACAACGAAAGCCCGTTCATCGCCTACCGGATGGGCAAGACATTCGTGATGATCCACCACGGCCACAAGGCAAAGCCTGAAGCTTGCGCCAAGGTGATGGCAGAGGACTACGCCGCCGATTGGGGGGAAACCACCTTTCGCTATATCGACGGTGGCCACGTTCACCACTCGCAGCGCAAGGAATACCCCGGCGTTGTGTTCGAAAGCTGGAACAACCTCGCCCCGCGCGACAAATACGCGAACGATGGGGGCTGGCGCTCAAAGCAGCTTATGAGCCTTGTCCTGCGCTCTCGCACCTATGGCGAGGTGGGCCGCACACTGATGCCGGTTGAACGGGTGCGCGACATTATCCGCGCCAAGTATCCCGAACACTACGTTCCCCCGCAGCAGAGAGCTTTCGCAGCATGACCGACGAACTGTTCTACCACTGGCTCGGCATCGCCGCCGAGGAGTTCCACAGCGATTGGCCGGAAGGGATGCTTGTTGGCGTGCCCGAGGTCGATCTGACGGACCCGCAGGCTGATGAATAGCGCCGAATGGATAGCGCTACAGGTGCGCGTGGATGAACAGGACCGGCTGTTGCGCGCGTCCGGCCACCGCGAAGCCGCCGAAGTGATGCAGGCCCTTCGCGTGTTTGCCTATGCCCAATGGGAAGCGAACCGGCGGGCCTTTGGGGCGCTGCAAGGCGCGCCTGCGATGGAGTGTGACAGATGAGCCGATACTTTACGCGACCGAAAGCAACCCGCGCCCTTTGGGTGGAAGATGACCACTACGGGCGGGACACCGCAATCACGCATCTGGACGTGCCTGAACATGTAGCCACGCCCACGGGCCTTTTGGACGCGAACGGGGACGACATTTGGCGCGCGCCTAATCCGATTGGGTTTAGCTTCGAAGGGATTGGCGGATGAAGTTCATTGAAGAAGCCCGCAACTGGTGGAAGTTCGCAAGCGTAAGGCTCGCAGCAATCCCCGCCATCCTGTCGGCCCTGCTGATCGCCAACCCGTCAATGGCGATTGGCCTGATCGCCTTCATTCCCGCTGGCCCTGTCCGCTACCTTGTGGCCGGTCTTGTGGCCGTGGTCGCCTTTGCCGTGCCTACGCTGGTGCGCGTGATCCAGTTCAAGCCGAAAGGACAGACCGATGCCGTTTAACGTCAACCGGCCCAGCCCCATTGTGCCGATGCCCGAACAGACCGGACGCAGCAAACTGGCCGCCACCCTTGGCGCAACTGCCGCCGCCGCCGCCCTAGCCATCGTGGGCGTATGGGAAGGCAAGTCGAACGATCCTTACCGCGATATCGTGGGCGTGTGGACCGTCTGTTACGGAGAAACGCGGGTGGATATGCGCCGCTACACCAATGCCGAGTGTGAGGATATGCTGGCTGGTGCCGTGGGAGAATTTGGCGAGGCCGTGCTGGCGCGCAATCCGAACCTGCGAGACAAGCCCTATGCCCTGGCTGCGGCTACGTCCCTGTCCTACAACATCGGGCAATCCGCCTATGCCAGATCGACCGTGGCACGCCGGTTCAGCGCCGGGAACATCCGTGGCGGGTGCGATGCCTTCCTGATGTGGAATAAGGCCGGTGGGCGTGAAGTGCGAGGGCTAACTCGTCGCAGGCAAGCCGAACGGGCGCTGTGCCTGAAGGACGCGGCGTGACCGTGGAGAAGGTGGGGTGACGAGGCGGGCTAGCATATCGCTGACGGGTAATTCCGGCTTGCCCGAACCCGCCCCGTCTATGTCACCACGGCGAACGGATGACGCCTACCTAACGCGCACGGGGGGCAATGGACCCGACCACGGGCAAGTTGCGATCTTGCCCTGTTCATCACGCGCCGCCGCAGCAACAAAGGACTGCTAGCACATGACTGCACTCTTGGCAATACGCGCGTTCCTAGGCAAGCTGCCGTGGCAGGCATACGCCGTCCTGGCCGCAATCGGCATTGTCCTGATCGCCTACAGCAAGGGCTACGGTGATGCCCGCGACAAATACCACCGCCAGATGGCCGAACTCACCGCCAGCGTGGAAGCCGCGCAAGAGCAAGCCCGCGCTGCACAGATCGCCGTCATTGAAGCCGAACAAGCCCGCCTGGACGCGGTAACAAAGGAAGCCGACCATGCCCACGAAGTCACGCGCGTTGTGGTGCGCGATGCTACTGACAGGTTCATTGCTGATAACGGGGTGCGCCCGAACGGTCAGTGTGTCGCCAGCGGAACCGATAGCGCCGCCGCAGATCCAGGTGCCGGAGTTTCTGAAAGCCTGCCCGCCAAGGCCATCGTGGATACCGCCGATGTGCGAGCCTGCGCCGACCTCTACGCCTACAGCATCGCCGCGAGGGAGTGGGCGCTAGGCTTGTCAGTCACCGAATAGCATCAAACTGCGTTGATGTTCACAAACACGCCGATTGCTAACATCAACCCCACCCCCGCTAACAGCAGCACTATACAGCCGGATCGGGTGGGAGCGCGGGCCACTATTCGTGCAATGGCGCGAATTGCAGACCACCAGCGATGTTCTGTAGCGGGTGGAAGTCTGCCAATCGGCTTTCGAATGGCTCACCGTCTGGATAGCGGAACAGATAGCGCGTTTCCCGATCAGGGACCACGTAGCCAAGGCAAAAGACCGTTTTCCAATCAGGTTCCATCACTTCATCCTATCGCGCATGGGAGGGGGTGGCAAGGTTGGGTGGAGGCGGTAGCGGCATCCAGTGGGTTGGTTCATCGCCGCAGTAATATCCGCGCTGCCAAATCTCGCCACCTTGGTTTGGGTTCCAGTAGGCCCAAAAGGCAGGTTCTTCATCATACATGGGCTTCACCAAGCATCCCACAATGATGGGCGCTCCATCCTTCGGCGCTGTCTCAATCGGCTGCCATTCCATCACACACTCCTATCATATCCCCTGCCCCGTTGCGAGGCGGGGGTTAGGCGGCGCGCTTCGCCAGAAATGCCCGGCGCGCTTCCAATTCACGAAGTGCGTCTCTGTGGTCTTGTTGAGCGGCGTATAGGACTGAAAGTGTCCGCGCCTCAACCAGCGCCAATTCCCGCAACACCGGATCGTCGGACGGCTCAAGCACTAAGCCTTCATTGAAGAAGGCTACCTTCAGGTCAGAAATAGTGGTCCGCGCGATCCCTGGGATGCGTAATAGGTCAACCGGCGTCATACCACATATGGCTTCTGGCGATGTAAGCCCGGCTTTGATCAAGCAGTTTATGACGCGCACGGGAACGCCTAGCCGGACTAGCCGCGCGATTTGCGCTCGGTCGTCTGGCGAACGTGCGCCGAATTTACGGGAGATATCGTCCATTTGATTACCCCTGATTAGCGGTGATTAGCGGTTCAAACCGCACCATCGTGCGCAGCGCCGTCTCGTCCGCCCCGCGTTCCAGCATCCGCGTGATGGTGTCGTTCAGTGAACGGCCTTCACGTTCAGCGCGGGCCTTCAACGCCTTGTGCAGATCGGGCCGCATACGGACCTGTAGGGCGATGGGTTTGTTAGTCATGGCGGCTCCATTCGGTTTACAGCCCATCGGTAAGTCATTGACTCTTAACGGCGGGTCTTGGGTATCGTTTACACCTTTTTAGGTGCAATTACAATACTAACAGTTGATTTGTAATCATCAGGCCAGGGGTTCGAATCCTCTAACCGGCACCACCCACTCCCAAAATCACCGGTTCTACGGAGCGCATGTCGCGAAGGCCCTGCGTAGCCCGCATTTCCGCGCGCTTTCGTAAGGGCAATTCTTCAGGTGAGGCCGTGAGACTGGGGCGATGAGCCATCGAAGCGCGATTTCTGCTCCTAGTCTCAGGGTGCTGATTCCCAGACCTCAGTTGAATGTCGGGCTCAGAACCGGAGCGCGGCTTTCTGGCCCGGCCAGTCCATCGGCAGCTCGGCGGAAAGCAGAGTGCGCGCAGTCAAATCGCGCGGCTGGCGTCCCGCCAAAATCGCATCGACAATTTCCGGTGCAAGCCAGGACAGGCGGACCAGTCGCGTCATGCGCTTGCTGCACCGACCTGTGGCGGAGGCGAGTTGGCATATGCCGCGGGAATGTTCGGCAAGCATCTCATTTCTTGCTGCCATGGCCTCCCGCAGCAACGAGACCAGAGTATCATCGGCCTCGGTCGTCGCTCCCTCGGTGAGGATGAGCTTGATCTCGTTGCCTCGGCGCACCCGGGCAACCTGGACGGTGAGGCGAGGAAGTCGTTCTGCATCAATCGGTGTCCCGAGAAGGACGGCAAAGCCATCGGAAGACAAGCTGATCCCGATGTCGTCATCACCCAGGTCAACCCGCGCGACGAGCGCGGGCACTTTGGTGCGGCGATGGAACGTGCTGGTGCGGATCTGCTCTGCTGCGCGCTGACAGCGCGTGATGGCTGTCGCCAACTGGCTGGCATCGGAACTGCCGACCAGCTTGCGGACGGCCTGCTGGTCCTCGAGATAATCCGCCAGCGCCCCAATGACCCGCTTCTCGATGTCGAACGCCGACCGGCGCCATTGAGGCATGTCGTCGATGACTTTGTCGGGATGGGTCACGTAGTAGCGATATCGCTTGGCCTTCCTCACCGTGTGGCTGGGGCACATCTTCCGACCGTGACCATCGAAGATGATCCCCGACAGCAAGCTCGCCTCTCTGGCCTTGCGGCGCAGCTTCCGATCAACCGTGTTCTCGACGATGCGCTGCTGGACGCTCTCCCACAGGCCCGCGTCGATGATCGCCTCGTGTTCCCCGGGATACGCCGTGTCCTTGTGGACGATCTCGCCACGATAGACGCGGTTCTTCAGCAGGTGGAACAGCGAGCCTCGCGTAAACGGGATGCCGCCGCGTACCAATCCGTCCTTCCGGATGTGCCGCTTGGTGCGAATACCGCACAAACGCAGTTCGTCGAGCAAGTCACCACCTGAGCCCAGTGCAGCATAACGACTGAAGATGTGGCGGACCGTCGCCGCTTCCTCCTCATCGATCACCAACTTGCGTTCCTGCACCTGGTAGCCGAGCGGCACGGCACCGCCCATCCACATGCCCTTGGCCTTCGACGCTGCGATCTTGTCTCGAATGCGCTCGCCGGTAACCTCGCGCTCGAACTGAGCGAACGAGAGCAGCACGTTGAGCATCAACCGGCCCATGGATGTGGTAGTGTTGAACGACTGGGTAACTGAGACAAAGCTGGCCCCGGCCTTATCGAGCACGTCGACGATCCGCGAGAAGTCCGCAAGGCTGCGGGTGAGACGATCGATCTTGTAGAGAACAATTACCTGCACCTTGCCAGCTGCGACATCGGCCAGCAGGCGCTTGAGACCGGGACGCTCCAGGTTCCCGCCAGAGAACCCGCCGTCATCGTAGCGATCCTTCACCAGCTCCCAGCCCTCATGACGCTGGCTCATCACGTAGGCGGCACAGGCTTCTTGCCGCCAGACGCCCCGCCCCGATCACTTGCCACGGGCACCCTCCCCTCGAAGGCCGAAGAAGCGGGGACCGGACCAGTTGGTGCCGGTTACCTCGCGGGCGATGGCCGACAGCGATTGGTAGTAACGGTCCTCGAACACGAACCCGTCAGTCTGTGCTTCGACCGATACGGTCCTGCCATTCCAGCTGCGCACGAACCGGGTATCCGCGCGATCCAGATCCTGCTCCCGTCGCGATAGCCACCGCGTCGTCGGCTGCGTCGCGGCTCTCGGGGTCCGCCTCCCCGGCTTCGTCGATGACGAAATCCACTTCAGCAAGGCTGAACCCGGTCAGCTCGACATCGAACTCGAAATCCACCAGCGCCTGCAACTCTATCGCCAGGATTTCCTTGTCCCAACCGGCATTGAGAGCGAGCTTGTTGTCGGCCAACACGTACGCTCGCCGCTCGATTTCCGACAAGTGCGACAGGGCAATCGTTGGAACCGTTTTCCACCTCAGGAGCCTGGCCGCCTCGACCCGACCATGGCCGGCGATGATCTCACCGTCGTCCGACACCAGCACGGGGTTGGTGAACCCGAACCGCTCGATCGACGCGGCGATCTGTTTGACCTGCTTCCTGGAGTGAGTGCGTGCGTTTCGCGCATAGGGACGCAGCGAGGTGATCGCCCGTTGGATGATCTGTGTAGTGCCCATGACCTCTCCGAATCTTTCTTGACCGAAGTTGTATAAATGGATTGAACGCTTGCCAATGTCAATCCCGCGCGTATGATGGCGGCATTCTCGATTGAACGGAAATCCAATGAGCTTCGCCAGCAAGCTGCATGACCTGCGCGTCGCCAAGCGACTGTCGCTCCAGGATGTCGCCAACGCCGTAGGCATCTCCAAGGCTCACGTGTTCAACCTGGAGAAGGGGATTACGGCCAATCCCTCGATGGACCTCGTGGTAAAGCTGGCCGAACTCTTTCGCGTGCGCGTGGCCGATCTCGTCGGTGAAAATCCCGACGCTGAAGACCAGCCGGCCGAAGTGGTCGCCATGTTTCGGGATCTCAAAAGCCTGCGCGACGAGGACCGCGAGACCATCAGGATGATGATGGAGACACTCAAAAAGCGGCAGGAACAAGCCGGTTGACGCTTAGCCGGATTGAGCTTGATGGGATTGGCTCACCCTCTGCGCTTGCCGCGCGCATCCATGATCTCGACCCCGGACTACCTCTCGACTTCTCGATCGAGGCGCTTTGCCATCGGCTTGATATTCACGAAATCGCTGACCAGCCCGTTTCATCATTCGCAGCGATGCTCCTGATGCACCCCGACAAGGCCTGGGGCTCAATTATCGTTGCCGAGGGGACTTCGCTCCGACGCAGGCGGTTCTCGATCGGGCACGAGCTCGGCCACTTCCTGATGCCCAGTCATCGCCCTTGCCGGGGGGCCGCGTTCAATTGCTCGCAGACTGACTTGCGGCTCGACAACACACGCGAAGCCGACCGCGGAAGAAAGATGGAAGCCGAAGCCAACCGCTTTGCTGCCCAGCTCCTGATGCCGCCGAAGCGGATCCGCGCAAGTCTGCGGAGCCGCCAGCCCGACCTTGCCGAGATCGTCCGGCTGGCCGGGGAGTTCGATGTCAGCAAGGCGGCGATGGCGCGCAGCTACGTCGACGCGCATCGCGAAACCCTCGCGCTCATCATCGCTCACGAAGGCCGGATCAAGCAGGCGCATCGGCCCGATGATTTTCCCTGGATCGACCATCGGATTGGAGAGGTCCTGCCGCAAGATTCTATTACGGCCAGCCACACATTGCTGCCGGGCCAGATCACGCCGATGGAGGAATGCGACCCCGAGACCTGGCTTGGTTCAGGCGGGGCACGTAAGGTCGAAGTTCTGAGCGAGCAGCTGCTTGTACAGAAAGACGGCTGGGCCATGATTCTGCTTCACGCCGAACCAGTCGACCGGGACTAA